CTATTGAGAACGATATCGATAGCCTCGTTGCTGATTACGCAATGAAAAAGGCAGGCATCGAAAGAAAAGAAGATCCTGAAGAAGAGAAAAGTAACTAACCATTATCCCTTGCTTAACTGGTGATGCGCTTCGCTGATTATAAACTCAAGTCAATACAAGAAGCTGTCAAGACAGCACCGCAAGGCTATGTAGATCTCAGCCATCTCGAAGAAGGTGGCATGACAAGTGGCGGAAGCTACGACGATCCCATGGCTGACCCTGCTCACCAACAAGCACTTGCTAAAGCTAAAGCTTGGCAAGATGAAGTTGTCAATAGCCCTGGCGGTGAAGGAAAAGATAACGACGACGATGATGATGACAAAGATAAAGATTAACTGATTAACAACCAATGCCGGCTAACGCCGGCTATAGTTAAAGTGTGCCCGGCGATGGGCCTGAAGTTCATATAACCTTGATGGAATTATCCAGACCTCAGCTCAGTGAATTAACTGAGTTGCTTGAAGACACAATCGAATACTTCTGCGACAACAATCAAATATCAGGACAACTTGCTTGGACCATAACGGAGTGTCTCGCTACAGCAAAGCTTGCTGAAATGAACGGAGAGCTTGCAAACGTCTGATGGAAAAAGAAATGGTAGAAAGCATCGACAACTTTGTCAGTGCTTTGATTTACTCTCACTATCTCGACGAGCAAGAGATGTGGGATCTCCTGTGGGATCACGCTGAACGAAAGGTCAACCGTTTACGTGCACTAGACCCTGCTCGCAATTGGCCAACCATTGCCGGCTAACGCCGGCTGTGTTTTTCTTTGCCCTTTTGGGCAGTTGTTCAACTTACATTTCACATTCAATGACTACTTCTATCGTTAAGCCTGACACTGCTTCAATCATTGCTGACATCTCTTCCGGTGGTGCTGCACCAACCGTTGATGTCATGATTGGCATCGGTCTCCAGAAAGATAGCGAGGCTGTGTTCTTTCAGTATCAGGGCGACGACAATGTTCAAGCCCTCATGTATGACTCCGGCAAGCCGGTGACTCGCATCGGCAACGTCTATCTCACTGGACTGTCTATTGCTGATGACGTGTATGCAGAGGCTGGATTCTCTGGTAGCAAGCTCAATGTGTTTGTCGAGACCCAGCAAGGTCGCAGCATCATGATCACCTCTGGTCTTACGACCATCTGGTCTCAGTGCCTGCTGACTTCACTCCAGGGTCTGTCCGACGCAGATGCTCTCAGCCATCTGATTGCTATCGACACTTGGAAAGGTAACTCCAAGATGAAGCCTTGCTTCGCTGCTGTCCGTGACGGCGCAGTCAAAGTCTCTAGCGATGTCATGTATCAAGCACTGGCTGATGCTCGTGCTGACCGTGACCGTGCCAAGACTGAGGCTCTTCTCCGTGACACTGTCGATGTCATCAACGCTCAAATCAACGGCGTTCCCGCTGTTGTCGAAGAGCTTGACGGTGACAAAATCATGCCTGCATCTGATGAATTCTGACCTTATCGGTCGGTTACGTAATACGCGGCGGAATCTTACCGCCGTTTTGCTTAACTTACCAATCAACCCAAGCGAGACTACAGTCGCTACATTATTAACAATGCTTGATCATTTTAGTGATCATCCAGATGAATATATCGAATTAACTCATGACTTATCAAGACGTGACAGATACCAAAGACTCGATGACGCTTGTCTTCGACGATGACTTGCTTGAAGCTGTGTGCCTGTGTCATGCAGCACTAGCTCAAGACTCACCTGAAGACGAACGATTTTATCTGAATCAGATACTTGGATTCTTCTTCGGCTACCTCTCACAAGATGGTCGCCGTAAAGTTGAGAAGTATTTAGCAGAAAAAGAGTATCTAGGACCTGCACCAAAAATCGAGATAGCAAAATGATTACTTACGACGTTTTATATATTGACAAAGAAGGTGACAAGCAAGACTTTGAAGTCACCTCTACTGATGTCCGCACAGCAATGAATAACTTCTTTGAGCTGTGCCCTGATGCACATCGCATCGTTAGCTGTAAACCTCAACCAATGTTCACCGACTAATGACACCTGAAGAGCGTGACAAACTCCAAGACGATTATGTCTATGAAATAGTTGATGGGATGGATCACAAAACTGCGTTCCATATTCTTATTGACTATATGGCTGAGTGCTACGACAAATATACAGATGAAGAACTTCTAACCGAAGTTAAGGACACTTACCCCCACTTGCTTGAAAACTAATGTTCCACGTTCAAACAGAGATGGAAGCCGTAGTTGTTTCCGAACCCTCAATCAGAACAGTGCTTAACCCAGTTACATTCCAAGAGGACATGCACTTGTCCTACGACGCAGAGATTCAATACAAGCGTAAGCCTCCGACTACTCGGATGATTCTCTGCAGTTCACTCGACACTGTGCGTGTTGGTGAGCCTGTGATGATTACTTATCACGCAGGTATGCGGTGTTACAAACATTCCCGCCATGTAGCAACCTCCAACGAAGATAATTGTATTGGCGGATTTTTCTATACCGACGGTAGCGAAGCATGAAACAGTATCACATTTACGTATTCACTCAAGATGAATGCCCTCCATGCCACAGGCTGAAGAAGCACGTCGATGCAAAGCTCACAGAGGCTGAGAAGGCCGAGCTTGACTTCGTGCCTATGAAGACGCCTGAAGGTAAGCGGACGGCCCTTGCAGAGGAACTTAGCGTTGAATTAACGCCAACCTTGGTAGTAGTTCATGAGACCGTGTCTTGTGATTACGATTCGGACCTTGGATATGAGTTCTGCGATCTTGAAGAAGAATCCGTTGAGCGTTATGTCGGTGCAAATAATATTATTGAGCACCTTTCAGTAACACTCGATGCATACACTTACGCACATCCGGAATGAGTGATACAGCCTCACTATTGATTACTCTTGTCCTTACAATCGGAGGACTAGCAGTATTCTTTATAGCCACGTATAAATGAAATTTGAACTGAGTTTAGAAGACCATACAATACTTTTGAACGCCCTCCATTACTACAAAAAAGTAGAAAAAAGAGGGAACTTCAAACAATATACAAGCAAGCGGATCAACAAACTTCGTGATTCACTTGTGCATCAATTAGTAAATCAATATCGAAATTGAATGAGTAAAAAAGCGAATGTTATAGAGGCAAAAGGTGTCATCTACAAAGAGAGCGGCAACGGATATTTCAATGTAGAATTGGATGAACCTGAAGGGCATCAATGTCTATGCCGTGCTTCTGGCCGTTTGATCACACGTAAGATCCAACTTCTAGTTGGTGACAGGGTTACTGTCGAACTTTCACCCTTTGATCTATCAAGGGGACGTATCACACTTCGCGATAAATAACATGGATCTAGCAAACGACGCCTGTCAATTCAGGCATGCGTATGGAGTTCCTAACACTCCAGACCTGGATGAAATGCAGCTTGGATTAATTACAGAAGAATATAACGAATTTGCTTCTGCACATTTTGACGAGCCTGATGCAAACACACTCAAAGAACTTGCAGATCTGGTCTACGTTTGCTTCCAGTATGCAGAGAATAAAGAGTGGGATTTGCTTGAAGCATTGCGCCGCATTCATTCCTCAAATATGAGTAAACTCGGTGAAGACGGTAAGCCAATTCGCCGTAAAGATGGCAAGATCCTGAAAGGCCCAAACTATAAGCCTGCAGACGTATCTGACCTTGTTAAAACTACTTTCAACACTCTCTAATGACAAAAGAATTTATTGCAAGGACTGGCCGCGTTCAGTCCTGGATTGACGACCCTACAAGCCGCCTCCCTGTGTCATGCACGGTGTTCGTGGTTGAAGACAGCATGGAAGGACCCAATGGAATCGAAGCAAGCTGGAGATTCGTCTCCCACGCCCTGCGATACGGAGCAGGAGTTGCCGTCCACCTCAGCCAACTGCGAGCAGCAGGGACCGACAATGGCAAAGGGCTTGTTGCCTCTGGTCCTTGTTCGTTCGGGAAAATCTATTCTTCTTTGAATGAACAACTGCGCAGAGGTGGTGTCTACAAAAACGGAGCTGTGGTTCTACACCTCGACTTGAACCACCCTGACATTCTTGAATTTGTAACCATGAACAGGGCTGAAGTGCCCTGGGCTAAGCGTTGCGTCAACCTCAGCAACGTCATGTGGGATATGGCTAAGCCTAAAGTCAAAGAAGAGATCCTCAAGGGCATTGCTCGTGGCGATATCTGGCTTGCCAAGATCCGTCATGACCAATCTGGTCGCCGCATCTACGCCAACGTTTGCCTTGAAGTTTTTCTCCGCTCACGTGGCACCTGTTTGCTTGAGCACATCAACCTTGCTGCAGGTCATGTCGAAGATATTCCCTCTGCATTCGTCGATGGAATGGCAGAACTTATCGATCTGCACCAAAAGACTGGAGTCGAAAGCACTGGCGAATATCTCACTCAAGAAGAGGATCGTCAGGTTGGTCTCGGCATGCTCGGACTAGCCAACTTGCTTGCGCTGGAAGGAGTTACATATGCGCAGTTCGGTGAAGCTCTCAACCAACATCTGTATGAAAGCTTCGATGGAACTGTGACTCCTGAAGCCCGTAAGATAGTTACAGCACTTCAAGATGGGATTAGTTCAGCAGCTGAGGTAGCACGTGCCAATGACATGGATCGTGCTTTCGCAATTGCCCCTACTGCCTCTTGTAGTTATCGTTACGAAGACCGAGCAGGCTATACAACCGCCCCCGAATTGGCACCACCGATCGGGCGCACCGTTGATAGGGACAGCTCTACATTTGGTGTTCAAACATACGACTATGGCAACGTAGAGACTGCAGAAGAGGTTGGTTGGAAGAGCTACTTCACCGTTGTAAACGGGATCATGGAGATGCTCAACCGCACTGGCCTCTGTCACGGATACAGCTTCAACTCATGGAGTGATGTCGTTCAATACGACAATGACTTTGTTGATAAGTGGCTGATGTCTCCGCAGACAAGTCTTTACTACAGCTTGCAAGTCATGCAGAACACTCAGGCTAAAGACGACGCCATGGCCGCTCTTGACGGTGGATTTGAAGACCTCTTCGATTTCTCTGATATCAGCAGTGACACTGACGCCGTCCCGAACTTTAATCAGTTCAATGACCCTGCAGCCTGTGTAGGTTGCGCCGAGTAAATTAACTAACAATAACAATGAAAGCTGCAACTCCTTATCTTCATCTGCAAGCACGCAAGCGGACCTGGACTCCTGTCGAGGTCTCTGCAGGTCAACTCCTTACCGGCGGTGAGGATGTGATTCAACGTGCACTTGCACTCCGCTGCCTTGAGATTCCAGTCGGTGACTTCATTAATGATGCTATGAAGAAAGATCTGCCTGAAATCGAAGGATGCAGGGAGTTGCTTCTGTCCAACGTAAAAGACGAAGAAAACCATGATATTGCCCTCAATTTCGCTGCTAAAGCCCACGGAGTGGACCCGCGCTTTGAAGCTGAGGCTGAAAGGATTAAGAAGGCTTGGGTCGAACTTGACCGGCATCCGGTCCTTAAGGCCGTGGTTCTTGAGCGTTCCGTCTTCTTTGTCCTACTCCCAATCTTCCGCTTCCTCGGAGACACAGGACTGCGGACTACATCAGCAGATATTTCACGAGACGAACAAACCCATGTATGTGCCAACACGCTTGTATGCGAAGCGCTGGGACTTAAATCTGACAAGACCATCAACAATCTTAGACGCGCTACGGTTGCGTGGTGCCTTCAGTCCCTCAAAGGGGAGAGTGATAACAAGCATTTGTCCAGCAACTTCTGGCTTGCGAGTTCAGATTCTCTCTATGAACGAGGAAAAGCTGAGGGACTAGCAGAGACCCGCGCTTCCCGCATGCCCGCATTCTTTGAAACAAATAACGTAAACCTACCTCAATATGCCTAGTAGCAAAATCCAAGTCGTCGAGACAAGTATCTGCCCTGATACTTTCGATGACACGCAGCTGCCTACTGACGTGCACATCATCACCTATACCAAAGATGGTGTCCGTCAGTTTGATGCTGTTCGTGCCTACACCAAGGTAGATATCTTTGACGAGTATTACGATAAGCTCGGCAAGGACAATCCTATCCATGAAATTCGATCTGGGTATGGAAAGATTAAACCAAAACTATATGGCAAAATCAAAAGTGAAGACTGATTACATAGATGAACTCTGTGAAATCACACGAATTAAAGCAAATAAGCTTACAGTTAAACAACTTAGACAACTTATAGCTAAACATGCACTCAGCTAACCTTATCTGGGTCACACCAGATGCGGAGGCTCTTGTGGGCAAGATTGCCCGCGTCTCCAATCCTAATAACGAAGATAATCCTGAAGTTGAAAAACTCATTCGATACCTCATCAAGCACAAGCACTGGTCACCCTTTGAGATGGCAAGCATGTGCGTCGAGATCCACACTACAAGAGCAATTGCTCCGCAGATCTTGCGTCACCGTTCCTTCTCCTTTCAGGAGTTCTCTCAGAGATACGCCATCCCTACGGATACCTTTGCAACAGTGCTGCCTGACTTACGTAGACAAGACACAAAGAACAGGCAGAACTCAATAGACGATATCCCTGAAGAAACACAAGACTACTATCAAGATCGTATTGATAAACACTTCCGTGAAAGTGTAAATCTCTACGAGTCACTGCTGCACAGTGGTGTCGCTAAAGAATGTGCACGTTCAGTGTTACCATTGAATACTGTGACCCGCCTGTATATGTCAGGCACGATCCGAAGCTGGCTACATTATTGCGACCTGCGTGGTGCTAATGGCACACAAGCAGAGCACATGCAGATAGCTCAATCAGTTCAACAAATCCTTAGGGATGAAGTTCCAACTATTGCTCGCGCCATGTGGGGAGAGTGATTATGATTAAGACTGATAAATCGACTAGTCATAATGAACTTTATCGCTGCAACTGTTGAACTTAAATCCTTTATTGCAGATCCAATCAATGCTTATGGGCTCGACTATCGCGGTGCTGATGCTGTTGTGCCCGGTGGTAGCGGTAACTCAGAGGTTCGATTCCGAGTCCTCTGCTACGACCGTGCCGGAGCCAAGCTCTCCGCCTTTGAAGGATGGAAGCCTGGAACTCGCGCTCTAGTTACTGGCAACATTGTCTTCTCTGACGACACAAGCAAGCCCCTGGATCTAATCATTACTACTCTTGAGACCTCTGTGCCTCAAGATATGTATTGCAATCAAGTAGTTCTTGGTAACGCATTCTTTGGATCTGATGAGATCCGTGAGCGTAAGAACCAACAAGTCGCTGTCAAGATCGGCAGCACACTCGACAACTCTGATGTCACTACCTGGCTATATCTAGAAACTCATGAATCACGCAAGAAAAAACTCACTGAAAGAATCCGCAAAGGACGCGCTATATGTGTTCAAGGTTACATCCGTGAGTATCGTAAAGACGACGCTGATTCTCCTTATCGCGCCATCGTTGCATCTGATTTCAGCACTCGAAAAGAAACACCGAGAACTGGAAAGAACCCACAAAGCAACGGTTCAGCAGCGGGCTACACGGAGGTTGATCCAACGCCGGACTATTGATCGCATCATCCATAACACCATGAGGCGTCCTGGATGGGATGCTCCTATCTATAACAACCTTGCCGGCTAACGCCGGCTTTTTTGTGAATTGCCTATAGGAGGCTAAAAGTAGTTAAGAAAAATTTGGGGGCTATATTACCTCACATTTTTTATATCAACTTATTAGATTTGTAGGGTCTACAAAATATAGATAATGACCCTAAATGTTTTGCCTCCTGAGCTTCTGGAGCAACCCAAAGATAAAATTGAAACTAAAGAACCACAACCCTACTGGAAACCTAGCAGCCTCAAGGATGGAGAGTCAGAAGAGTTTCGACTTCTCGGCTGTTATGAAACCGGTCACGCAATTATGGGGTGGCAATATGCATCCGAGATTCGTGACCCTAAGACTGGTGATCTTCGTTTTAACGGCTATGTCGTTACTCGCACTCATCCTGGGCAACCCGAAGACCTCGCCCGAGAAACAGACTGGGCAAAGCCCGATCGACCTAAGATCGACGGAACCTTTGTTAAACCTAGACGCTTCCTCGCTTGGGTAGCCACTAGTGCTTCCCGTGGTCGGCTGGAAGTTCTATTTATTGAACAGAAATCTATCCGTGATCAGCTTACCGAAATCCTCCAAGAAATCGAAGACTATACATGGACCGACGAAGGCCTCGCTAATTTCTCAATTAAAATCTCCCGTAAGGGAACTGGCCTGGAAACTGCATACTCTCTGCTACCGAAGGTCCGAAAAGTCCCAGCGAAAATTGCTGATCAATGGGACTCTCAAAAGGAAACCATCTGGCTTCCTAACTTCTTTGAAGGTAAAGATCCTTTCGACGGCAAGCAAGTTGACGAAAAAGGTTTACCTGCTGGTGGAATAGATAAGCGTGGAGCCACTGTTCTCACGACCAAATCTGCAAAAGAAAAAGAAGAAGACACTGCTGAATTCTAATGATCAAAATTGAAATCTCCCAAGACGAAAACCTTGGCATCAAGAAAGCTGTAGCAACGATGCAGCTTCCTGCAACTACCGTCGAGCGCTGGGCTGCTGACCCAGACGATCTGAAGTATGCACTCCAACGTGCTTACTCCGAAATCATTGAACAAATTATCGAATACCAATTCCCAAATGTCTGACGCACTAAACAACCTGTCACCTGAAATGCAAGCACGCCTTGCTGCAATCATGGCTGGACAGAATCCCAACGCACCACAGCAACAAGCAGCGCCTGAGCCAACACCTCCGCCTGCTCCAGTTGCTAAGCCACCATCTCTGATGGACCACGTGATTGCTCTTCGTCAAGAAGTAGCAGCACTGCGGCAAGAATCTGCTGCTCAATCAAATGTCGTTGACGCCGTGGGGCAGGCGGTGGGGCAGCTCTACCAAATGTTTCAGCCGTCATCCGGGGCTAATGCTCAAAGCCAGACGTATAGCCAAGCGTTCCAGCAGAGCGTAGAGACTAATGAGCAAGACTTCTGAGAAGCCGTTCAGGATCCAGACAGCTAGCGGACATCGCAAATATCTCTGCTCCGGCATGTATTTGCCGTCCGTAACTACAGTTTTATCTGGAACGGAATCAGCAAAATCAAAAGCCGGTCTGCGGCAGTGGCAGGAAAAGAACCCTGGTGCACTTCAAGCTGCTGCTACCCGAGGCACTGCTATTCACAAATGCTGTGAAGATTACATTCGTGGAATCCCTGTTGATTGTCCGGATGAATATAAAAGTTTTTGGAATGGTATGTCGCAATACCTCGACTGGTTTGATATCATTCATTGGTCGGAGCGTCCGCTTCGTCAAGACTGGTATGACTTGAGAAGTGATGATAAAGAAGTTGCTTTTGTTTGGTCCACTGAGCATAAGTATGCTGGCTGCCCTGACCTTATTGGTGAGATTGGTGGCGTCAAAGTTATCGCTGACTTTAAGACAAGCACTGCACCTTATAGCGCTAGCTCTCCTGATCGCGGTGACCGTATTGGTTACGGAGGTTGGAGAAAGTTCCAGAAGTGTGCTCAACAGATGGCTGCATACCGATATGCACTTAACGAAAGGGTAGGTTTCAAATGTGATGTAGCGCTAATCATTGTCACTACTGAAGAAACCCACCAAGGGATCTTCATTGATGGTGATCAAATGGATCTATATGAATCCAGGTTCCTTAAGAGAGCCAAACTGTTTCACGATATGAATCCGGAGGATGATAATGAAGTTACGGATTGCAGTAAATCGGAACTGCAAGAACAAGACGAACGCCCGGAAGGTAGCGACGGGGTGGTCGAATATTGAAGAGAGCCTTGAGTGGCTTCAAGGGTGGGTCTGTGCTGGCTACGGCTGGTGCGCCACCCATTTTTATGACAGGCATCGCAAAGCTGAGAACGCTCGGGGTAGCAACCTCATCGTCATTGACATTGACGGTGACACTACTCTCGGGCGTTTTTGGCAGACCGATACTGCACGCAACTGGTGTGTAGCTACCTACACATCAGCTAGTCATACCGAGCAAGAGAATCGCTTCCGTGCACTGTTCCCACTAGAGCGCACACTTGACACACTGGCTGAGCACAAAGGTGCTTACTGGCTAGTGGTCAACCGACTGCTCGCTGACCTCGGCTTTGAAACACTCAAAGATAACTGCGGTCAGAAACCTGAGCGTCTCTGGTATGGCAACACCAAAGCAGAGTGGAATATCAATGCCGGTGCTGAAGTCCCTGGCTTCCTCCTCGATGACATTGCTTACGACGAACCTACAAACTTCGTTGCTGCAGATGTCACCGACCTAGACATACGACGCTGCCAATGGCTACTCAGAAACTTCCTGACGCCTTCTGAAGACGGTGAGTATGAAGAGCGCTATGTCCCTGTTATGGCTGCTTGTGCGGCCATGGGAGAGTCTCTCTTCGATGACTGGGTTGACTGGGTATTACGTGGTCACCACGGTGAGAAACGTGAAAACATTCAGCCATGGAAGTGGAAAGGTCTCGGCAATCATTCTGGGCCTGCTAAATTATATTCGCTTGCTAAAAAGCAAGACGCTAGCTGGACATCACAGCTACCGCCTGAGCTTCGCTTTGGTGCAGTTGGGTCAGCCGTTGGATACACAGAATTCGACGCACTGCCCAGCTTCGATGATGTAATCAATAACTGTCTTGAGGTAAATGTGCAACCTGAATTTGAACCAATACCTGATGCTTCACAAGCAAAGAAGAAAGGTGGTCGTCCTAAAAAGTCCAGCAGCGATGCTGCTAAGGAACGTGAGGATGACGTTACCAAAGTCAAGGAGATTCTTTCGCTGCTGCGGAAGAACGAACTGACTGGTGCAATTGAATATACTGATGCTCAAGGTAAGACCATTGAGCTGCAAGGTAATGACCTTGACCTAATGACCACCAAGCTCGCTTGTGAGCACGGTGTCTTTATTCCTGAGATGCGTATCAAGTCTGCTATTCAATATGCAGCAGGTAAGAATAAGTATTGTCCGATTCGCCGCTACCTCGATAGCTGCTCGGCACACGCTATTCCTCACGCTGATTGGGATCGTATCGGTGAGATCTTCCTAGGCAATCCAAACAAGCTGGCAACGCTGGCAATGCAGCGGATGATGATCGGTGCTGTAGCTAGGGCATACAACCCTGGCTGCTCTATGTCCTGGCTGCCCATCCTTGTGGGTGCACAGGGTGTAGGTAAGTCAATGTTCAGTCGCAGCCTTGTTCCTGACAAGCTGTTTGCTGAAGTCAGCACTCCTCTAGAGACGCTGATGAAAGAGCAGTATCGACTGCACGTTGCTTGGCTCCTAGAGCTGCCTGAGATCGATCACTTCTTCCAGTCTCGCAACATCGAGAACTTCAAGAACCTGATCACTACTCGCTGCGATGAGGTGCGTCGTCCTTATGCATCACTGCCTGAGCGTCTGCTCCGTAGGTTCGTGATGATCGGCACGACTAACCGCAACCAGTTCCTGGTGGACAGCACGGGTAACCGTCGCTTCGTTCCCCTAGAGATTGGTGCTGGCTTCCTCATCCCATGGCAGCAACTCGCTGAAGAGCGAGACATGCTCTGGGCTGCAGCTATTCAGGCTTACCGCGATGGTCATTCCTATGAATTCAACAGCGGTGAGATTGCACAGATTGCTGAATACATTCAAGAGTTCGGTGATCCTGATCCTTGGAGTGAGAAGATTGGATCCTTTGTAGCCCTCAAAGAAGAGGTGACTGCAGCTGACGTGCTTACACAAGCACTGGATCTTGATCCACGTCAGCAAGGTAGACGTGAAGCTCGTAGGGTTGCAGATGTTCTGCAAACTCTTGGCTGGCGTCGTCTAAATACCTCACGTAAGGACAAAATTACTGGTAAAACTAAGTCAGTTCGTCTGTGGGTTCGTCCCAAAGATGATCCACTGACTGAGGATCATATCCTCAACGACTTCTGATTACTATATCTCTACTAAAATGAAAGCATCTGATATCCAAATTGGCCTCCGAGTTCGCGTGTCTACCAATGATAAAACTGCATTGGTAGTCGGTCGCCCTGAATATTACACGCCTCGTGCAAAGCTCGTTCGTATTAAATACGAAAACAGCACGCGATATGAATACACAATCAACCATCTCCTCGATGCACTGCCTGATGAAGAGCAGTATCCAGCACTCGGTGGGAGCTATGTAAAACCTGAAGGAGATTTCTAATGGCTGAATCGCAACCTAGTAAGCGCCGTGGAGGTCACACCTACGGCAGACGCAATGTTCAGATTTCGAATACTGCTGAAGAAGGTGAACTCTGTATCTATTCCGGGCACTCACTGGGTAGATTCTCCTCACACTCCATGCGATACGACAGCCATCAAGCCTGCGTCCGCTGTGTAGCTGCTGCTAGAGAGGGTCGTATCTCATTTGATATCGATCGACTGCTCAAAAAACACCGGCAGCGTGCGCTCAAATTCTGGTCACAGGTTGAAATCGGATCACCTGATGAGTGCTGGGACTGGAAAGGATGCATCAACCCACGGACTGGGCAACCTCAGTTTGCCTGGCGTCGTGCTGGCATTAGCAGCTCCACTCAACACCACCCACAGCGTGTAGCCATGTGGCTGACGTGGGGTGACCTTGGTTTCACTGGTGTCAAAACCACTTGCGGTAACAAGTATTGCTGCAATCCTTTCCACTTGATTCCTCAGAACGTAGGAGTCTTCGTTGATCAAGATAGTTATAGTGATTCATTTGAACTAGCCTGTCAGCTGCATACCTTGAAGCAGCAAGTCGGTGAGTTTGTTATTGAAGAAGCACTAAAAGAGCAAGCAAAGAAGGATGAATCTGCTGAGATTGATGCTCGTGCTGCACTACTCATGAGCCCTGACACTGGCTTTGACGAACGCTTTGTAGCTGTCATGTCTGACATTTTGAATGATCGACACATCTCACAGATGGATGTAGATCAACCCGGTCTGTATAGAGCACCTACAGATCATGGGGAAGATGAAGAAAACCCCACAGATACTACCGAAAACACTTAAATTAATTAGAGAGTCATTCTATTATGTCACGCAGAACTGATTTACTACAGCAGCTTATTCAATCAGATAAGTTTGGTGAAGAGAAAGATAACGAGCAGAAATTTCTGCTTGCTACTGCAGAGTTGATCCTGACGGATCTGATTAACATTGCCACCAATGGTATTCAGTCCAAGGGTGCAGGTTCATTGGTCATCAATCTGATCAATGACTCCACTACCTATATGTCAGGCAGCGATATCGAAGCTGACTTGGTTGCCTCAGAGTCCGAAGAGGATGATGAGATCACCGAGTTCCTTCGTAAACTACTCGAAGAAGTTGACGAGAATGACTGGTCTAAGAACGTTTTAATTACATTGATCAGTGATGCTGGAACAAGAACATTTAGTATCGAAGCAGGTGGGGGCCAAGAAAGCCTCCGAACGCTCGGCGCAGAATTTAGCGGATAAACTAAAAGCCTCTGGCCTAAAGCTGCCTCTATATCCAACGCCTCAAATTATTGAGCGTGCACGCACTGTCATGGGTGGGATCGACTTTGATCCAACCTCTGATCCTGTGCAGCAAGTTCTTGTTGATGCTACGTCTGTGCCATCAGTGGAAAGTAATCCGCTGAATGAACACTGGCATGGCAATGTTTTCGTAGCACCCAAGGGAGCTGTGAGGACTAACCGCATCTGGCTGAACAAAACAATTGACGAGTATCGCAATCATCACATCAATAGCTTCGTGTTCTTCACGAGTGCTTCTGAGATCTTGCGAGCTGCTCCGGCTATCTTGGACTATCCGTTCTGCGTCCCGTTCAAACGGGTCAAGCAGCTGCGGGCTACAGCCAAAGGATTCGAACCGGTGTGCCCTTCCACTTGGAATATCATTATCTATGGGCCTCCGGTAGAAGCTGCGATCACATCTATTGATCGAGTATCTCTCTTCTATAACACCTTCCGTGATATTGGTCGGGTCTGTTTCAACGAGTTTGCTGGTGACAGCTGGCAACGAGATTTGGATTACTACACCGACAACAAGGGAGAGGTCTGATGGTTAAACACCTAGCAAAGGAGTTCTTCTACCAGCTTCCGTCTGGGAATGAAGTGCACCCTAGCCGTCTCATACATAGAGATGGCACCATTATGTGGAAGCATGCACTGGCTTGCTGTAATGAACTCGTTGCACTCCCTGAATGTGAGGCACACGAACAACACATCATTAAGACTGCCAGTCGCTTAGAAGAACTCAATACCTGGGTGTCAAAAGATCTAGATCCATGGGAATTCCTCAAGCCTATGGTCTGGTATACCCCAAAGCTTCCTGTCTTCAATGAAGGTATCTCAGTATTATTTGAGCACACATCCCGTCCTACTGATGAGGTGTTTGAAATGCTAGAGCCACACATACAGGAGCACGAAGAGCTGTCCGTTGACAGGGGATGGCTCTTCTTTCGCAGATGCTAAAAAGCCGGCTAACGCCGGCTGTGGGTTGGTCAAGATTCGAGGCTAGTGATCAATCGGTTTAAATACCATCGTGCTTTCTTAGCATCCTCCTCAGGATTATCCTTCAGCCACAACCGCAGCAGATACTTCAGTGCCTGTGCTTGAAGCATTCCATCCTTGGGAGATGGTGCATCTTGAATAGCATCTTCGATTACATCAATTGCCTCTTGCTTGCCACGTGTGTAGTGACTAGGGCTATTTACCGAGTCGCTGAAACCAAACGGTCCTCGGACTACACGATCACTGAATGTAATTACATCATTACTTTCACCACCAAGAATACCTGATCCAATAATACTCTTATCGTAGTCGCTACACCAGCTCTCGAAAGCCAGGTATTCATCTTTGAATTTGTCGTAGTCCATGTCCGCATATCATTCTTTCACTACCTAATATAGAAACAAACGACTCAATATGTGAGATGCCAGTAACTAAAATCGATCCAACATTCATTCCCGAGAAGGAGAAATACTTCATGGGTATTGCTAAAGAGATTGCTAAAGGATCTAATCACCCTGTATCTCCGGGTGGCTGCATCATCACTAGAGATAAAGAAATTGTTGGGGATGGGAGATCTATCCTTGCTGACTGTAAGGTTGAGATCGATTGCATTACCTATGCAATTGCAACCGCCTGCAAACGAGGCACTCCAATAACAGGAGCGACTATATATTCAACACGCTATCCATTCTCTGCGTCTGTCTTTCAGCTTTACCTGATGGGCATCCGCAAGATCGTAGTCCTTGCTCATGAATGGGAGCCTTTCTACAAGGACGAATTTAGACGTGCAGCACGACTAGCACGCGAGCTTTCCATATCTATTGAACCACTTTTTGAAGATGACGATGAACGTTTCTCTACCAACAACCAAGCGCCAAGATTCGACAACCGCGAAGCGCAATTCGACAACAAAGACCTCTACACGTATAGCCCAGCAACAGCAGATGATTTCGACCCTGAACAATATCAACAACAACTCGATGACTCAAACAACCCTTCTCTTTGACCTTGAAACTACTGGCTTACTTCGTCGCGGCTCTCAGCTGCACTGCATTGTTGCCCGCGATATGGCGGACAGCGGAGACGCACTTGTCTGGGATTCACCTCGTGGAAATCTTGATGAAGGCGTGGAGCAACTCCGTCGTGCTGATGTTCTTGTTGGCCATAACGTGCTTGGCTTTGACATCCCTATGATCCAGGAGTTGTATGACTTTGACTTCCAAGGTCAAGTCATTGACACCTTGGTGCTCAGCCGTCTGTTCTATCCACACATTGCAGACCGTGACTTCGAACGTCGCCCGCTGGGTATGCCACAAAAACTCTATGGCCGTCATAGCCTAGAGGCATGGGGCTACCGCCTTAAGTGTTTCAAAGGTGACTTCGGTAAGCACGAAGCTGCCTGGGATGTATACACCCCTGAAATGCTTGATTACTGTATCCAAGATACAGAAGTAACTGTAAAACTATATGAGCTGATGCTCCGGAGAATGAATGACTACGCCTAAGAAACATGATCCCCTCACCATCGAAGAGATGACTGCAGCTGCCGACATCTTCATGCCGCTATTCAATGTTGTCCATCTGCGTATGCCTCAAGGCTCAACGACAGAAGACACCTTGAAAGTTATGGAGTCTGTAGCTAAGCTTGGACATAAGAACCGAGCAGATAAAAGAGATAAAGAGAAATCAATAGCGTTTGGATTTAATAAAGATGACAAGACCGAGGAAGCCAAAGTTTGATCATAAAAAGAAAACGATTACAGTCTTCCGTGAGCTGAATCCACCATCATTTAATGCGTGGATGCTAAGCAAACTGCAAAAAGAAAACCCTGAATACACAATAGTAAAGGAGTATGACAATGCTTGATTGCGTCGAACTTGAGATGCGTATGGCTGCACTTATGTCGCAGCAAGAAGCTAGTGGCTTCCGCTTCGATACTGAAGCAGCTGAGCGTGTGCGTGCTGAACTAGAGCAAGAGACTGAAGAGATCCAACAAAAGATCACCAGTATCTATCGCTATGTCCCCGGCAAAGTATTTACTCCTAAGCGTGCCAACAAGAAGCAGGGCTACGTAGCTGGTGCTCCCTTCACCAAGCTGACTGAGTTCAATCCGACCTCACGTCAGCACATTGCCTGGGCACTGCAGACCTTCCGTGAAGCTCGCTTCACTCACTTGACTGCTACAGGTAAGCCCCAGGTTGATGAGGCCAGCCTCTCTGAGATCAGAGACGTTGCACTGCAGCAAGGTAACCAGCAACTGCATGACGAGTGCGAGATGTTTATTCGTCTCCTCACTCTGCAGAAGTGGCTAGGTCAGCTTTCTGCTGGCACTAACTCTTGGTTCAATACAATTGAGCAAGACGGCTGCATCCATCACAGCTGCACACTTGCTACACAGACTGGGCGTAATGCACACCGTGGTCCCAACTTGGGCCAGGTCGTAAGCGCACCGTGGGCACGGCAATTGTTTATTCCTCATCCAGGTCACGTAATGGTGGGTGCTGACTTAGAAGGCTTGGAACTTCGGACGTTGGCGCACTACCTCCACAGATTCGATGACGGAGCGTTCGCTGACGTGGTTGTTAACGGTGATATTCACCAGCAGAACGCAGACCGTGTCGGCTGCTCACGCCGTGACGTGAAGACACTTACGTATGCCTTCATTTACGGAGCGGGGGATCAGAAGCTCGGTCACAGTCTGCACCCAGAGCTTAGCGATGCACAAAAGAAACAGCTAGGTCAAGAGCTACGTCGCAAATTCCTTGACGCTATCCCAGGTTTGGAGCCACTTATCAATGCTGTCAAAGAGAAAGTTCGTAGTAACGGTCGCCTTAGGGGCCTTGATGGGCGTCCTATCTTCTGCCGTGCTGAGCACGCCTCCCTCAACTACCTTCTGCAATCCGCCGGAGCTATCGTTAGTAAGAGGTGGGTGGTGGTCGGCCAAGAGCTGCTCGATGGAGCTGGACTGACATACAACGTTGACTACACTCGTTGTGCCTACGTGCACGATGAGGTTCAGCTCAGTGTCATGCCTAGCGAAGCAGATCGTGTAGCTAAACTACTAGAAGAAGCAGCACCGAAAGCTGGTCAATACTACAGATTCCGTGTGCCTATCACTGCTTCAGCAGATCAAGGTTCTAACTGGGCGGATACACA